ATCACAAAAACGTATTCGAAGATTGTGTACAGAATTACATAAAGGTATTAGGAGGGAGAACACAAGTAGAGGTATTCTCTGAACTTACTTCATCTGATGATAAGTATAAGAACTTTGGTAAGGTATGGAGTTACGTAATAAACAAGTTTTATACATTCGGAAGGTTAGCAACATTCTCATATTTAGAATACCTAAGAATATCCGGTCTAAATATAGATTGTGATAGCTTATTCCTTGATAATATTACCGGAAGTAAGTCGCATAGAAATGGCTTGTGTAAGGTGTTAGGGAGAGATGATTTAGATTGGCATAAGAATATTGTGAAGTACTCTGAGAGTACCCTTAAATGGCTTGAAGCAGAGGGTAAGAAGCTACTACAAGATGCCAACGAAAGAATTAACCATAAGGATGTATCATATTTCACATTAGAATCTACTTTGTGTTGTTATAAAGGATGGCACAGAAAGAATAGAAGGTATCCGAATGTATACAATGATATGTTTAGAGATAGAATAGTGTATGCAGAGAAGAAGTGGGGAAGAAGATTAGATATATTTTGGGATTGTAGGAAGGATTGTTTACCGGCTCATCTATTGATAGAGAATAATCCGAATGATTACGGCATCAAGCCACAGAAACAGAACCATTATAGAAAGTATGGAGAGGTTATTATGATGGATAGAGATTGGGAGTGCTTCGAGAATAAGTATAACGAATACATAGACAGATGAACATACTAATAATAGGTAATTGTGGGGTTGGTAAAACTTGGGTAATGAAACAACTCATAAAACAACACAATACAAACTTTAGAGGACAATTAGGTTTGTTTAAATTCCACTACAACGAGAATGTAATGGTAGTAGGCAAATATGATGGTAGCACATTCGAAGGAAGCGATAAATTATCTATGGCAGTAATGAAAGATATAGATACATTTAAGACGTGGTGTGATACAAGAAGTGGTATCATAATAGCAGAAGGAGATAGGTTTATGAATAAGCGTTACATAGAAATAATGAAGCCACTAATAATACAAATACAAGGTAGTGGAGAAGAAGGAAGGGAGTTAAGAGGTAGCGAACAAACAAGTAGACATTTAAAAGCGATTAACACAAGAGTAAGTAATATAGCAGAAGGATTCGGCATAGTAAAGGTGTACGATTCAAATCATTGTTTGGGATTAATCAATAAACAGATAGATGAAATTAGTAGAGCAAAAAAGTAACAAAAAGTTACAAGGTAAAAAAGGGCAATTCATTGAGGCACTGACAAAAGCATTAGGGATTGTTACAACTGCATCTAAGATTAGTGGTATATCAAGGCAATCTCATTATAGATGGTTGTCAGACGACCACGACTATCGAGCAGCCGTATCAGATATAGATAATATGGTACTTGATTTCGGGGAGAGTTCTTTACATACATTAGTAGGAGAGAATAATGTAGCAGCAACAATATTCCTTCTAAAGACAAAAGGTAAAGGTAGAGGATATGTAGAAAGGTCTGATATTAATATTGGTTCTGCTGAAAGGATTAAAATAGACATAGTACCATTCGATGAAGAACCCGAAGATTAAACTATTTAAGAAGCAATTAGAGTGCTTTAAATACCTTGAAGATAAACATACTACTGAGGTGTTATTTGGAGGAGGAGCCGGAGGTAGTAAAACCTTTACCGGATGCTTGTGGCAAATATCAAGAAGGTTAAGGTATGCCGGAACAAGGTCTGTAATAGGGAGGTCTAAATTAAAGAACCTAAAAGCTACCACACTAAATACTTTCTTTGAGGTAGCAGTAGATTATTGTGGTTTAACACCGGATGTTGATTTCAGATACAACGCATCAGATAGTACGATAACCTTCTACAATAAGTCGGTAATATATCTAAAGGATTTATTCTTATATCCATCAGACCCGATGTTTACTTCATTAGGTGGTTTGGAAATAACAGATGCATTCGTGGACGAAGCTGCTGAGGTAACAGAGAAAGCCGTGAACGTACTCAATAGTAGAATACGATATAAGCTAGATGAGTTCGGTTTAATACCTAAGACGTTATTAACGTGTAACCCTTCTAAAGGATGGTTATACTCTAAATATTATAAGCCATCAAATACAGATACATTATTACCATATCAAAAGTTTATCAAATCCCTTGTAACGGATAATAAGGCAATATCTAAACACTACCTAGAACAATTACAGAAGTTAGATAAGATAAGTAAGGAGAGGCTTCTATTCGGTAATTGGGAATACATAGATGATGATGCTCTATTATTTGATTATAATAGCTTACAAGATACATTTACAAATGGGTATGTAAAAGGTGGAGTTAAATATATCACTTGTGATGTAGCACGACTTGGTGCTGATAAGAGTGTGATTATATTATGGGATGGATTAAGAGTGGAAAAGATTATATCAATAGACAAAAATACCATACCGGAGATAATAGCCAAAATCGGTACTCTAAGGAACGAACACCAAATACCTAATAGCAAGATAGTGATAGACCAAGATGGTGTAGGAGGGGGTGTTGTAGATGCGTATAGTGGGTGTATAGGGTTTATGAATGGAGGTAAAGCATTGAAAGGGGAGAATTACGCTAACCTTAAAACACAATGCTATTTTAAATTAGCTGAGTTAGTAAATGATGGTAAGGTATTTATAAAGGATAATAGGTATAAGGATATTATCATAACTGAGTTAGAAGTAGTAAAGAGAGATAAGGTAGATAAGGATTCTCAAAAGTTAGCAATAGAAGGTAAGGACATACAGAAACAGAAGTTAGGAAGGAGTCCGGATTACGCTGATGCGATTATGATGAGGATGTGGTTTGAGAGTTTCGGCTCGTATGGGGAGTATGCCATAATTTAATAACTTTATAAACAATTAACCTTTGTATTAGTAGGATGAAGAAACAAGTAGAGATAATAGTACCGGAAAGATGGTCGGATGTAAGCCTAAAACATTACCAAAATTATGTTAGTGAGGTATCCGGTTTAGAGGATGAGGATGAGATTGTGTTGAAGTCTATCAGTACATTGTGCGATATTCCAACATCAATAGTTAAGAGGCTTAAAATCAACGATATAAAAACCATATATCATAAGCTATCTGAGTTAATATCAAAACCGGTAAACAAATCTATCTTTAATAAGATTAAGATTAAGGATGCTATGTATGGATTCCATCCCAATTTAGATGAGATGAGTTTAGGGGAGTTCGTAGATTTAGAAGATAATTGTAAAGAAGGTATTGAAGGGCTGCATAATGTATTGTCAATATTGTATAGACCTATTACAGAGGAGAAGGGTAATAAGTATAATATAGAGCCTTACAATAATAAGCATATTGAGAATGCATCATTGTTTCAAGAAGTGAGTATAGACGTAGTAAACGGAGTTATGATTTTTTTTTACACTTTAGGGAGCAAGTGTTTAAGGAGTTCGAATCTCTATTCAAGTCTGAATCTGCAAAACCAAGTGCAAGAGGTAATTATGGATGGTTCGGAATCATAGATAGTTTAGCCGGAGAAGATGTACTTAAATTCGATGATGTTACTAAACTGCCTTTCAGATTATGCTTCATTAAATTACAGATGATGAAAGAGGTATCAAGAGAAAATAAAAAGAGATGATTACATACAACGGGATAATAACATACTTTAAAGAGTTCGCAAGTAAGCACGTTCAAATCAATTCATTTACTGAGGGTGGCGTGGATAAGATGGACTTAAAGAAGATTAATAACTATCCGGTTCTTCACGTAGATATTACCGGTTCTGAAATTCAAGACAACATAATAATCTACAACTTAGACGTTTATATAATTACCGGTATTACTGACGACAATACAGATAGTAGGAGAGATGCTTTAGCTGATACGCTTTTAATAATGCAAGACCTACGTTCTGAGTTCTTTAAGGGTAAGTATATAGTAGCACCATCTTTGCTGCTAAGAGGGGATGAGAGCATATCGTGTACTCCAATAGAAGAAGATTTCAATAATAGGGTATATGGATGGTCTACTTCTATCTCAGTAACGGGTGTTAATGAATCTACAATATGTAATATACCTTACCCAAAAGGGATAATAGGACAGAATATTTTAGAGCAATGGGATGGGGATGATTTTGTACCACCATTTGATGCATTGTATTTCTTCTCTAATTTCTATTGGTGGTCAGCAACAGAATCTGTACAAGGTAATTTAGATTATTCGGGAACTAAAATTTCTATGTGGGATGGACGTCAGACTTCAAATTGGTTAGGTAACACATATCTAACATCCAATTATTCTACCCAAACGAATGGTATCCAATATAATGAAGATGAACAAGCATTAAGATTAAAAGGAGATGGAGATGCTTATTGGTTTCATAATGGTATAACCACAACAACTGAGTATTACTATTATTTTGCCTTGAAAGTAAAGAACATAAAATCACTAGACAAGGAAAATACTTCATTGTTTCAGATATATCCAAACGTACAATCCGGTGCTGATGGTATAAAAGTGTTTATAGGAAGTCCTACAAGTACTAACGAAGATATAAGGAATAGAATCTGTTTATCTAATTGGGATGAATCTACAATCACAATAGGAGAAGATATATCCGATGGTAGTGCTGATTATATAAGAGAGAAGTCATTAGCATTCGGGTTGGAGATAGGCGGTGATGAAGCCGGACACGGAGTGAAACTTATGTTAGATGGTAGAACATTGTTGAGCCAAGTTATTAGCACGTCAGAATTAACAAATGTTATCATAGGTGATAATAGGGTTGGTAGTGATGATACAGCGAGTTTCGATGTACAAGAAGTTTATGCCAAACAATATGACGATGATACAGTTCGTACTTCATATTTCATTGATTTTATGAGTTGGCTAAAATATAGAAGGGGGAATGATGGCTAAAGAATCGTTAGATTTAAGCAACACTGCAAAGGCACTTGACCTATATGGTAAAGAAGTTATAAAACGGGCTAAGAGGAATCTTAAAATTAAGAAGAAGATAGATGGCAAGTGGAGAGAAACAGACAATACCGGTAAGTTAGCTAAAAGCCTATATTACAAATTAGTTCTTGGAAAGAATAAGATTAATATTAAGTTCGCATCTAAAGAGGATTATGGGTACTTTATGGAGAAAGGTGTGCAAGGGAAAGATAGCACATATCAATCAGTAAAGAATTATAAGACCGGAATGACTAAGGCTAAATTCAAGAAGAAGAATGTAGCTAAAGGAGTTATAGAGGAGTGGGTTCGTACACCAAAGATTAAGCTAAGAGATAAGGATGGTAAGTTCGTTAAGAAAACGGATACTAATATTCGCAACGCTTCATATATGATAGGTAAGAGTATAGCTGAAAAGGGTTTAGGGGCTAGGAGTTATATGGCAGATGCAATAGATGAAACGAAACGTAGATTTGTAGTAGCTTTAAAAGAGGGATTATTAAAGGATTTAACAACGGGATTAAACGTGATACAAGATGGCGATAACTAACTATAATTTTAATGCCGCAGATTATGTTCGGAGTGGGAGTAAGAGAGTTATCACTTGCAGTTCTTCATCTATCTCCGGAAATTTTAAATACCGATTCTATCTTGAACTGATATACGATAGTAAAACGTATGCCTATACATTCAGACCTAACAAGGATGATTACGGGCTAATAAATATAGGGAAGATATTACAGAGCATAGTTAGTCCAATATCGGTTCAGCAAGTACTTACTATACCGGATGCTGATGCATCATTAACGACTAATTATTTCCAACAGAACATACATTCGATGCCTCATATAATAAATGATACATCAGATAGGTATGCGTATCTTTCAACGGGTGGTTCGGGTTGTAAAAGGATACAAGTTAAACTATGGGATTTTTATAGTTCAACGGCTAACGGAGTACCTTCTAAACAAGGTTCTGCGCAAGAAGATTATTACTACGTATTAACCGGTACGGAGTTAAGCACAGATTCAATAAGATTTAAGTGGTCAGATTATAAACTTACTGCAACCAACACGAAATTCCTAAGCCACAATTACAACGCTTTAGGTCATACGGATGCAGCACTAACAGATTACGGGAGTGTAGCGATATTGAATAGAACGGATGATGTGAATACCGCAGCTAATTCTTATAAATTCATTGTAAATTATTACAATAGTTCTGATGTATTATTAGCTACACAAGACTTTATAAATACAGAAGATTACGGAGGTAAGTACGATGCGAGTGGGGTAACTGATGATTCTATGATAATTCATTTCGGGTGCTATCCGGCTAATTTAAACAAGCTAGATGCATCATACGAAAGACCATCAGACAATCCTAGTTGCACTTATTATGAAGTTTATATAGCTAATTCCGGAGGCACAAGGAAAAGTAGTTTGTATAGATTTAATATAGTAAGACGATGCGATAAATATGATTCACAAAGATTCGCATTTATTAATAGATTCGGGGTTTGGGAATATATCACATTCAACAAAAAGAGAACCGATAAAATCCGTAATAAGAAAACAGAGATTAAGAGTTCAATTTTTGACTATGCTAAAACGTATGCAACATATTCGGGGGATTATGCTGAGGCACCATTTGTACCGGGAGTAGCACACGAGAGCCGGTCTGTAAAAGCCGCAGATATATCAGAGGAGTTCGAGGTTAGTACCGGATATTTAAACACCGGAGATATAGCGAAAGTACGAGATATGTTTATTAGCCCACTAATTAACTACATCAATTCTGATGGTACTGCATTAGCAGTCATACTAAAGAATGATAGCATTGATAACGTGGTGGTATCACATAAATTTGAACAGACAGAATACAAGTTGAAATTTGAGTATTCTATACCTACATATAACTCAATAATATACTAATGGGATTTCAGTTAATAGCCATAGGAGATAATGACGTACAATATCCTTTACAAATAATTAAAGGTAGTCCGGTTACGGCTGATTTCAACTTTAAAGATATTCGAGATTTAAAGAGTAAAGGAAGCCACACATACAATTTTAGATTACCTTCTACTCCGGAAAATGAAGAATATTTTGGACATTATTTTATGGTCGGCTCGTACCATACAGATGCAAATAATTCATATAATCCATTCGCTAGGCGAGAATGTTTTATTCTGCAAGATACGATTGAGATACTTAGAGGCTTTATACAATTATCAAATGTATATCTACGTGAGAATAATAGATATGAATACGAGTGTATTGTATATAGTTCTGAGGTTAATTTCTTGGATTCATTAAAGGGCTTAAAGTTTAGGGAACTGAATTTCTCAGAATGGAATCACGATTTAACTGCTAACAATGTATATGATAGTTATAATTCGAGTTCAATAGATAGTGGTAATTTAGTTTGGTCGTTATGGGATTATGGATTAGGGATAGCATCTAACCAATACTCAGATTACTTTGCACCACCGATAGGTAGTTTTTTTGGGTGGGAAGGAACCGGAATTAATATTCAAAGGCTACGACCACAAGTAAAGGTAAAAGCACTTATAGATAAGATAATGAGGTATACCGGCTATACCTATACTTCCACCTTTTTAGAATCGGCTTTATTCAATAAGATATATTGTGATTTGAATTACGATAAGAGGGATGTGGTTAGCACGGATATTCCGGCTCAAACATATTACGTCAAGTCTAAAAATACCGGTACGCAACAAATAACTTTAGGAGATTCGTGGGAGGAGAATTTATTAGAAGCACCAACTGAGGTTTCAGATGAATCTGCAAGTTGGAGTACTGCATCCGGAGGAGGGTTTTCATACTCACAATGGGATGTGCAAGTAAGTGGTTTTTATGCCGTAACAATAGCCGGTACTATTACACCATCTTCTACTATTGATAATTCGGCACTAGGCTTTAAGATATGGGAGAATCCGGATTGGGGTACTTACCCATACGAAGCAGATAACGCAGTCGGAGGTCAATTCTATATGGAGATTGGAGATGGTGGTGCATTCTCAGTATCTATCAATACTGCATTTCAATCTGATTCAATGTACGCATTCGGATTTTGGAGTGGGGTTCAAAATAACGGAATAACTTTAGATATAACGAATCTAAATATTACCATACAACCAAACACAATATCTGATGAATCAGAACAAGTTTACGTCAATAGCTTAATTGGTGGTTTGAGTGTGGAAAAGTGGTTCAAATCCATTATGACTAAATTTAATTTAGTGGT